ACAGTGCAGTTTGTGGAAAAACGGGATGCTGTCAATGGGATATTTGAAACACCCGTTGAAAATGTCAAGCGATCAGGTTATTGACATTCGCGAAAACTTTCGTCTGAATTATTCAGGAAAAGAGAATGCCGGAAAGATGCCTGTATTGCAGGGCGGCATGGAGTACATACCTCTGACGCTGAAACCGTCAGACGCAATGTTCATCGAGACAGCCAAACTATCACGGCAGGACATTTGCAGCATCTACCGAGTGCCGCCGCACATGATCGGCGACTTAGAGCGATCCACAAACAACAACATTGAACACCAAAGCCTTGAATTTGTACGGGACACCCTGCGTCCGATCCTGAAAAACTGGGAGCAAGAACTAAACAGAAAAATGCTTTTTCAAGGCGAAAAGACAAACAAGTTTTTCAGATTCAATGTTGATGCCTTGCTACGCGGAGACACACAAAGCCGAGGTGAATACTTTACACGCGCTTTGGGTGGCGTTTCTAACCCTGCATGGATGACGCAGAATGAAATTAGGGCCATTGACAACCTTAATCCAATTGAAGGAGGCGATATTCTGTACAGCCCTTCGATGAATGGTATGGGAGTTCAGCCATTGCCAGCAGAAACAACGCCGACAACCGACACGAACAACGGAACCGATACACCGGACAACAACAACGATAATAACACTGATAATAACACCGACAACAATGGCAACGACAACACCAACAATAGTTAAAGAGCAAAGGGATTGCGTTGGAGGCATTGAGGTTCGCCAGTCTGGTGAAACCAATACCCTGCACGGTTACGCGCTAAAATTCGATGTCCAGTATGACATGGGCTGGTTCACCGAATCAATCAGCCGTTCGGCGTTGAAGTCAGCAGACATGACAGATGTGCGGATCCTATTCAACCATGATCCAAGCCTGATACTTGGCCGAACAACATCAGGGACAGCAACTGTTGGCGTTGACGAAGTTGGCTTGTGGTATTCTGTTGACCTTCCAAAAAGCCCAAACGGAGAAAACGTAAGGGTAGCACTTGAACGCGGAGACATTACACAATCCTCTTGGGGCTTCTACCTTGATCAATCCAGCGGAACAGCGCCAGATCAATGGGAAGTGCGTGACGGTAAGCAGCACCGGACAATCACATCAGTAGGCAGGATTGTTGATGCCTCACCAGTCACATATCCGGCAAACCCTGACACATCAGCAGCAAAAAGAAGCTACGAAGAACAGGTTAAGCCAACAGGCCCAACACCCGAAGAAATACAAAATATTTGCATTAAACGCCTTCGTATCATCGAATTGATGGAGGCTTCGAACCAATAAACAGTAAATACAAATGGTAACTGGTATTCAGAAAGTGTATGACGAACGTGCGAAAGTCGTCACACAAATGAAAGCCTTGGTTGAAGCCTCAGCCAAGGAAGTTCGCGCAATGACATCAGACGAAAATTCGCAGTATGCGAAACTTGACGCTGATTACGAAGGTTTCACCGCAACAATTCGCGCCTATGAAACGGCAGAAAAACGTGCAAACGAAGGTGCTGCAAAGCATTTTAGTTCACCAGAATACACCGTGAACACAACCGCCGCCAAGGATGACCGAGGCAAAGACAAGGACTATGAATCCACCTTTGAGCAGTATTTTCGTTATGGCAACTCCAGCCTTACGCCTGAGCAGCGCAGCATCATGTCCGAAAAGCGCGGAACATCCAATCAGGTTGTAGGTACAACCACGTTGGGCGGCTACACTGTTCCACAGGGATTCGTTCCTGAAATTGAACGCGCCATGCTGGACTACTCCGGCATTCTGCAAGCTGCACGCGTCATCCGGACAGCCACAGGCAACACCCTGCCTTGGCCAACTGAAGACGACACGGCAACGACTGCACTTCTTGTGGCTGAGGCGGCAGCCTTCACCATCCAAGACTTGACCTTCGGTCAGACTTCACTGGCCGCATACAAGTACGGAACGGCGGCAAAAATCAGCTGGGAACTACTACAAGACAGTGCATTCGACATGGCCGCAGAACTGGCCAACGTGTTCGGCACTCGCTTTGGTCGCGCAATCAACACGTCTTGCACAACTGGTAGCGGTTCAGCCCAACCAAACGGCGTTGTAACGGCTTCGACACTTGGCAAAACGGCAGCATCCGCAACAGCGGTTACCTTTGCTGAGATTCTTGACCTGAAACATTCCATTGATCCAGCCTACCGAATGAGTGCATCTTTCGGCTTCATGTTGAATGACGCGATCCTTGCTGTCTTGAAAAAACTAACGATCGGCACTTCTGATGGCCGTTCTTTGTGGATGCCATCCTATGTTGCTGGACAGCCTGACAGGATTGACGGGACGCAGTACTGGATCAACCAAGGCATGGACAGCGCAATGACCACAACGAAAAAGATCCTCCTTTGTGGCGACTTCTCTAAGTACATCATTCGTCAGGTTCAAGACTTCACCGTGTTGCGCCTTGATGAACTGTACGCAGCGAATGGCTTGGTAGGTTTCCAAGGTTACGCTCGTTGGGATGCAAACTGCATCAACACCGCAGCAATCAAGCACCTGAAACTGGCGTAATTGTGAAAATCTTGATGATTGAATCAGTTGCAAGCATTGAGTTCCATTACGCGAAAAGCAAGGAATACGATGTAACAGAAGAGGTCGCGAAAGATTTGATAAAAGCAGGGTTCGCCGTAATGGTGAACCCTGCTATTCAAAAGGCGGTTTCTAATAATTCAGAAAAACAAACACGCAAGAAATGACACAGGACGCGCAAAGATTAAGCCTAAGGCCACCAGTCGTTGAGATGGAATGGTACAGAGGCGCTACTTTGCCCATTGTAGTCATTGGAAAAGACGAAGACGGTGTTGTCATCAACCTTACCGGAGCAACGGCAAGAATGCAAGTCAAGAACGCCGCAGGAACTGTTGTGCTTACGCTTCAAACTGGTGGGCTTGGTATCGTATTGTCCGCACCAACGCTGGGAGAGTTAACGATCAGCCCTGAATCAGTTGGAACTGGAACACTTACACTGGACAATCTGTTGTATTATGATCTGAAGGTTACCCTTGCAGATACAACAGTTTACCCTTGGTTCAGAGGAACCATCACGCTAATTGACAAAATCACAAGCTAATGACTATCAATGTCGCGGTTTCAAGTCGGGTTGTCAATGTCACCTTTCCGCGATCACTTCACGGAGATGTACAATATTGGCTTGATGCACTTGCACTGTACGACAGCGATGAAAGCGCAAAAGCGGCAGGGCTGACAATTGGTAGTTGGTATCTAACAGCCTACAATCACATATCAGCACCAGGTGGCCATTCCAAAAAGATACAAGTATGACAAGTCAGGACACGTTCACAGGTGTAACAATTACGAAGTCTGCAAACCTTCCTGTTGCGTTCGATGACGTTCGCAGACAGTTGCGGCTTGATGACATTGCGCAGGATGACGAACTGATACAGTTGTACGTATCAGCAACGTGCGACCAAATTGAAAGGCTGTATTCTGTTGCCATGTTGACACAGACAATTGTGGAGACACATTCGCAGTTTCCGGAAGTTGGAGACCAGGCAATCAGCCTATCAATAAGACCCGGCCTTTCCATTACGTCAATCCAGTACATTGATTCCATCGGAGTTACCAGAACCATCAATCCAATTGCTTACCGATGGTACGCCAACAGCCGCTCCTTCGTAGTCATGCCTGCATACGGTTACGAATGGCCGATAGATCTAACTGTACAACCAGATGCTGTCAGGATTACATACACAGCAGGATATGGCGACATCCCTGCAATGGTTCCTGCTGCTATGAGATTGGCGGTCTTGAATATTGTCGGTAAAATGGACGCAAACCGAGAAGACATGGTGCAGGAAAAAATAAACGCATCCGATGTGCTGCTTTCTCCATTCTTTCAATTCAGATCGTAATGGCCAAAGCATTAAATATCGGCGACTTCAATCAACGCATTGAGATTCAGGAAGAAACCGCTACACGCGGAGATTCAGGACAAGAGATACTATCTTGGACTGCTGTTTTTTCCTGTTGGGCATCCATCAATAAAACAGCAAGCGGTGCAGGAGAAAACAAAGCAGCAGATCAATTGGTTGTAACAACTCCGTCAGACTTCACCATCAGGCACAGGGAAGGAATTACGGAGAAAATGCGGATTCTTTTTCGTGGTAGTTATTATTCAATCACCAACATCGAAGACCTTGGACGTAGCCGATTTATGACGATTGAAACCCAAAAAGTAGAATAAATGAACATCGGTAAATACATATACGCCAAGTTAATAGCCACACCAGCCATTGTTGATCAGGTATCAACACGTATTTACCCTGTCTTGATCGGTGAAAAAGTTACATACCCTGCAATCGCTTACACAGTGGATTGTGTGGCAACCGACAAGCAAAAAACTGGCGTTTCAAGTCACGACTCCGAAACTGTTACTTTCCACATCTGGGCAGACATTCAGCAAGGATCGAACGGATATGAAAAGGTTGGAATTATAGACGAGTTAATGAGAACGGCATTTGATTTCACATCTGGAACAGCGGGAGGTGTAATCGTTGAACATTCGTACTACGTAGGTTCAAAGGATATTTTCAACGAAGAAAGGATGTTGGTAGGCCGCGAGGCCATTTACGTGTTCATAACTAAGCGATAATGGATGCAACGCAAAAGCAGATCAATCAGATTGTTGTCAAATTAGAGTCAATTAATAATGACCTAAAAAAAACAACAAAATCGGAAATAGCAAACGCAGCAAAGCCAGTATTGAGCAATCTTCAAGCAAATACGCCAGTCGGATCAAAGGCACATAAAAGGTATTCAGGAGGAAGCGTTGTTGCCACATACAAGCCCGGAAACCTTAAGAAATCAATAAAAATATTAAGGTTTCAAAGAAGCAAAACCGCTGTTTTTGTTGGGCCTGCTGTTGGGAAGAAAACACGGAATGATGGATACTATGCAAGATTTGTCAACTTTGGAACAAAATACATGGCTGCAAATAGATTCATGGAACGAGGGCTATCTTCTGCAATGAATCAATCTTTGAAAATAATGAGTTCAATACTTTCAATAAAAACAGGAAAACTATGAAAGTCCAATACACACAAGATTTCACCACAACAGATGGCTTTGAGATAAAAAAAGGCTGGACTGTTGAACATGATGACGCAGTATCAGCTATTCAAATCGCAGCAGGGCTTTGCGTTCAAGTGGATGATGCAGCATATCCCCGAAGACAAGAACAACTTGTTTTCGAATGCGCTGTACCAACAGCGCCAACACCAGTTACAAATAAATCAACTTTCAAATTCTAAATAAAAAACCATGCCGGGAACAACGGGAACAGTATTAGCAAAAGCCATGAAGTTGTATGTAGGCACAACAACTCCAGTTGCAATCACGTGCCAAGTGGACGCATCAATATCAATGTCCACAAATATGATTCAAACAAGCTGCAAGGACAGCGGCGCAGACGGATCCTACCTCCCTGGTGAAAAGTCTTGGACAGCATCGGGTAGCGGGAACTTTGCCTTTGATGCAACCTATGGATGGAGCCAGCTTTTTGCCGCTTGGAAGGATCAAACCATTGTAGCGGTTGTATTTCAAAACACAGTCGTTGGCGACAAGAAGTACAGCGGAAACACGTACATCACATCACTTTCCGCTAATTCAAGCGGCAACGATGAAGCCGTGACCTTTGATTTTGAGTTGCAAGGTACTGGCGCATTGGTTGAGGCAACCATATCTTAAGCCTACACTGGATGGCCGGCAACTGTCGGTCATCCAGTTTTTTAAAAACAAAGCTAAAAAACAAGACATGAAGTACCAACATTTAGACATCGGCGGCAAATTGAGGCCCATTCGCTTTTCATTTGCGGCATTGTATGAGTACGAAAAGAACACTGGCCGCAATGCCCTGAAAGACTTCGCGGAACTGCAAAACCAGAACGTCAGTGTAACAATTGCCGCAGACCTGATCTTTGCAGGGCTATCCCTCGGCTGCAAAACGAACGGCACAGAACTTGAATTAACGCCTTACGATGTTGCTGATTTTGCCTTTGAGAATCCTGAAATAGTGGCAAAGGCAATGGCCATTTTTGGCGATTCTTTTTCAAAAAAAGAAGTTGAGACAATCGAAAAGGAGGCAACCGGAAAAAAGAACTTGAGGCTTGGGATAGCCTAATGGAAATAGCTGCCGTGTGCGGAATGTCTGAGTCAGAGTTCTGGGATTGCACACCGAGGTACTTATCCGCAAAAGTATCAGCGGCACAATTATCCCAACGAATTGCATGGGAACAAGCCAGATACATTTCATTCCATGCCGCATTGTCTGCGAACTTCAAAAGGCCGTTAAAAAGTCCGCTTGACCTTGGCAGATTCGCATGGGAAGAACGGCCAACATTCAGCGCAATTAATGCAGAAGAATACGCCGCTTTTTCCGATGAAGCAGACGAGGTGCTACGCATAACCAATCCAACTATTTACGCGGCATTACAAGCAGCAAAAGAGCAAGACAATGGCAAATAAAATAGGTGATCTATTAATTAGGATTGGTTACGCTTTTGATTCTGCCAGCTTAAAACAGGCAGAAAAAGAGCTGAAGCGGTCGGGTAAGAACTTGGCCGATGTTGGGCAAAGCATAACACTTGGATTATCCGCACCACTTGGGGCGTTTGGTATTGCCGCGATCAAAGCGGCAGGAGACATTGAGGGGCTTTCGTTGGCAATGAAATCAACCTTCGCCAATGCAGGCCGTTCAGCTTCAGAAGCCGCGACCGAAATAGCAGCACTTCAGGAAGCAGCCAAAGCACCAGGACTCGAATT